TCAAAGCCGATCCATGGCAGCCGTGGCTTTCAAAGCTTCCTTCTTTTTTTGAGAGTCCAAAAGATGACCGTATACTCGCATAGTGATCGTAATGTCTGAATGGCCAAGACGTTTTGAGATGTAGTAGATGTCAATGCCTTGACTAATTAGATAGCTAACGTGGCTGTGACGAAGGCCGTGGAAAGTAATTTGTTTTTCTTTTGGGATCCCTGCATCGCTTTGCAAAATCGCAAGTGCCTTATTGCAGGCCGTGTCAGTAATGACCGTGTGCCATTGATTCCGCATGATCATTTGATCGGGATCTCTATAACCAGTTCGCAAGTATGCTGCCATTTGCTCTTGATGAATGCGCTCGAGTAGCTTAATAACGGCTGGTGACACTTCAACATCTCGTATTGACGCTTCGGTTTTTGTCGGCTTGAATCCAGTCCCATACTGATGGTCCCAAGAACGGGTAACATGTATCACGTTGTTAATAGTATCTATATCAGCCCACGTGAGCGCTAGAACCTCAGAAACCCGCATGCCTGTCATTGCCCCTAAATATACTGCAAGCGCCCCTATGCTTCGATATGAAGCCTTATCGGCAGCCTTGGACTTAACCTGTGCAAAGTCGTCCTGATCAAGCACTTTGACTCTGTTTCCTGAACGGATACCACCAACCTTGGCGCCAAAAGTGAAGTCAGAAAAGAGCAGACGATCATTGATGGCTGCCTTAACCATTGAGCGGACATAGCTATTCATCTTGCTGACAATATCCTTTGAGCGTTCGCGAGGGCCTTTGCGTGTGGTCTCTTTCTTGCGGTCCTTACCGGCAGCGAAGTCGTTCAAGAAACGTTGCCATTCGATTGGACGGATTGAGCCAAGCTCACGGCCGTCAAAACGTGACTTCAAATGTTTTCTGAGCAATGTGTATCTATATTCAGTATTGAGGGATTTATCGCCTGACTTATAAGCATCAATCCATTGATCCCAATAATCCAAAAACAGTGTTCCAGCTTTGGAAGGATCGCCACCACGTTTGAGGTCATCTTCAACAGCTTCCGCAGCATCTTGCGCAGATGATTTAAGCCGATATCCACCGTGTGAAGTAACCAACTGTTTCCCGGCGGCATTCGTATACTTAACACGGTATTCCCAATACTTGCCGCGTTTTCTAAATGTAGCCATCATTTACACCTCCTTGTGCTATAATACAGACAGGTGCTATTGCATCTACCATACAATCATGGATCTATAAGGCGTCTACCCATTCACTTTAGCCGGTGGGGTAGGCGCTTTTTATTTTGTATTCAGCCCCACTCTCCGGCTTGCACGGGGACGCCGCTTGCGTGGGGGAAGGGACTAATCACCATAGTCGTCGGGAGCAGTTCCGGCGTCATCAATCTTCTTGGCCAAAGCCAATGGAACTGTGATTTTGCCACCCATGGTAGATTTGTAAGTGGTGGTACCCAAGCTTTCAGCATAGAAGGTGATCTTGTCATTTTCTAGAATGCGAGAGCCGTTCATAATATCTGGATCATAACCGACCATAATTACATTGTCATAATTACCATCAACTGCAACACGCAAATCAGTTTCATCGTCACCCTCAACGACTTGAATAACTTCGCCCGTTAAAGTGATGTTCTTGCCCTTGTAGTCGTCTGGAGTCCGTGCCAACTGTTCATAAGTGATCCCAGTGTTGTAGTCAGCTGCGTTGAATGTTTCTGTGCTTGATGATTCTTCATCATCAGAGTCATCGCTATCAGTGTCTTCGTAACTGTCATCATCTTCTTGCGAAGATTTTGCCTTTGACGATTCAGCTTTTGAAGACGAACTAGACGCAGCTGACCTGTTGCTTTCTCCCGAGTAGGTGCCAATCCAAAAAAAGATTGAAATAAATGCTACCGCCGACAATGCGGTAATAATAAGGTTCCGCTTTAGTTTTCTCGGATCCTTTCTTTGGACTATAGACAATGTGCCAAATATTGCAGCCAATAGGAGCGATCCTAAAAAGGCAATTAAGATAAGTAGTTTCATTATTCCCCTCCAAAAAAGCCAGCTTTTAACGTCGATCAGGGTTTGGACGTAGGCTTTTTTTATAAAACGACTGTGTATACGACTACCTTACCAATGATATTGACATTCTCTTCTTCAAGGTCTTCATAGGTATACATGATAGGACTAAATCTTTTGTCGGTGGAATCCGGAATGAAGGTAACGATCTGCTTTTGACGGTCATTGTAAAAATATTTAACAGCATAGTCACCATCATCTGCGAACACAACAATGTCCCCGTCCTTTAGGTCTTGAATATCGCTGTACTGTTTTACTGCTATTAAAGAGCCATCAGGAATTGTTTGGTTCATTGATTCGCCGTTTATGTGCATCATCAATATGCTGCTGTCTCCGGCATATCTGCCCATAACACTATCTGGCAGTTGAATCGTTTCAACGTCATCGGAAGTTAGCGGATCGACATTGCACAAGATTCCAGCCGATATATCAGCGGGAATGTATGGATAAGAGTGAACATTTAGTTTTTTTAATTTAAAAGGATCTACAGGAGAAACTCCTATTAGGCTTTCCGGAGTTGTGTGTAAAGCACTTGCAAATTTATCAACATAGTTTAATGGAAACTCACGCGTTCCATTGAAGTAGCGAGACACAGACGATTTTGCCATGTCAACACGGCGTGCTAGTTCACTGATTGAAATCCCTTCACGGTTGCGAAGATCATTCAAAGTCTTGATTATTTCATCATTTGTTTTCATGTATCTCACCTCAAGAATGATTTTAACACCGTTCCCGATTGTGCACAATAGGGGCACCAAAAAACAATATCTGAATATTTTTTTGAAATAATCGTTGACACATGGGAACACTGATGATATTCTTTAGATGTTCCCAAAAGGAAACGAAAGGAGGCAATACAATGACACTAAATTTAAAACGTCTTCGTGCCGAACGTATCGCAAAAGGAATGAACCAAGACGAAATGGCAAAAGCTATGGGATGGCATACCCGCTCTTCGTACGCTAAGCGTGAGAACGGTATTACAACAATTAGCGCTACCGAATTAGTAAAAATGGCAAGCATTTTGGGATACGGCGCCAATCAACTGGATCTTTTTTTTACGGATAACGTTCCCAATAGAGAACGTAAGGGGATGACGGTATGAACGAACTACAACATTTCTATTTTAAAGGCCGACAAGTACGAACTTTGAATGCTGACAATGAGCCAATGTTTGTCGGTAAGGATGTAGCAGATATTCTCGGATATCAAAACGGAAGTCGTGACGTAAACAACCACGTTGAAGAAGAAGACCGGCTGAAGTACCAAATCGGTACCTCAGGTCAAGCACGCGAAATGACCCTCATTAATGAATCTGGATTATACAGTTTGGTACTTTCGAGCAAGCTACCAACTGCGAAAGAGTTCAAGCATTGGGTAACGCATGAAGTCCTCCCATCAATCCGTAAGCATGGTGCGTACATGACGCCTGAAACGATTGAGAAGGCCATCTATGATCCAGACTTCATTATCAATCTGGCAACACAGCTAAAGGACGAACAAGCCAAAACAGCGGCCCTTAAGGCTGATAACGAAACAATGAAACCTAAAGCACTATTTGCAGACGCAGTAGCCACCAGCCATACGAGCATTCTCATCGGTGACTTAGCCAAGCTAATCCGCCAGAACGGTGTGGATATTGGCCAGAATAGGCTGTTCGCTTGGCTGCGGGAACACGGATACCTGATTGGCAGTGGAGATCGCCGCAACATGCCGACACAACGGGCAATGGACTTAGGCCTGTTCGATATCAAGGAACGCACATTCCAGAACCCAGATGGCAGCGTGCGAATCACCAAGACGACCAAGGTAACCGGCAAAGGCCAGCAGTATTTTATCAACAAGTTTCTACAAAAGGAGGCTGTCTAAATGAAAGCTGAGATTGTGTTTTCAGAAGAGTTTAAAAGCTATATTCAGTCAATCGTACGTCAAAACGTGGCAGAGATGATGCCACAACAGCCAGTGCCGAAAAAGCTGAATATCGGTCAAGCAGCGGTTTATGCCGGTGTGGCTCGTAACACACTGTTGTCTTGGACTAGAAAAGGTTTGCCGATGCAAGTGGTTGGTGGCGTAAAACGTATCAGTACCGCAGACATAGACGATTACATGAATAACCGCGGCAAGTAATCAAAGTAAGTTTAGACTGCTGAGGCGATCACAGGAAAGGAGGAAATGCCATGGAAACAACATTGAAGATTAACCCCGAAATCACTATCACGCTACCCGAAGACAAGGTAATCGTTGATCGTTCGGAATACGAGCAATTGAAGCGAGACGCTGATTACCGTGGCTTGTGGGATGTTACAGAACTAAAAAACCGGTATCACCGTGACAAGGAATGGTTTAAGCGGAACGTATTTGCTCCGTATGAACGCGAGCTTCGAGATCGTATTGTGATGTATCCACATGGAGGAAAGTCGAGCTACTTATGCAAGCCAATTCCATTTGACGATTTTGTGCAGAGCCACTTTCCAGAAATCAGTAAGAGGGCGGAGAAATGATTGGTTATTTACTAATTGCTGGTGGCTTCTGCGTGATCATTGGTCACTGCTTAGGTCACAGCGGAAATTGGAGGCAGTGGATTGAATGAAGCAGAACGTACCATTGGTGATTTGCTGAATGAACACAATAAATTAACGTTAGACGTCATTCTCGGCAACCACACACCAATTGCAAAGATGTTGCTTGTCCAGAATGAGAAGCTGCGTGCACGACTAGCGAAACTAAGGGGATGACGTGATGGCTAATGAGGAATACAAACAAATTATAGCCGAATCTAACCGTCAGATTGCAAAATATCACAAGGTTGCTACTGATTATGGGCCGAACAACACGGACCCCCATCAAACGTACGCCATGGGTCAAGAAGATGGCGCACACGCAATCCTATTTATTATCAAGCAATCCATGAAAAAAGCCGCTGGCCCGCATGCCAACGACTGATAGAAAGGAAAGTTATTATGTCAACATTATACGACTTAACTGGTAATCGTGCCACCCTACTTAACCAGGCAGAAGACGGCACGATTGACCCAGAGGTACTGCAGGATACTTTGGAGAGTCTCGATGGAGCCATTGAAGACAAAGCCGAAGGATGCGTTCAGGTGATTAAGCAGATCGAAGCTGATGCAAATGCAATTGATTCAGAAATTAAACGACTTTCTGATCGTAAGGCAGCCTTTCTGCACAATCGTGACCGTATAAAGAAATCATTAAAAGACAATCTTGAATACGCAGGCATTCGGAAAGTAAAGACGCCACTATTTACGATCAGCGTTGCTAAGAATGGCGGAAAACAGCCAATTTCCATCGATCAAAACAATTTGCAGGCTGATGTTTTCAAAATCAAGCGCGAGCCAGACATGGACAAAATTCGAGAACGACTAGAAGCCGGAGAAAAAGTGCTAGGTGCTGAGCTTAAGCCACACGGTGAGCACTTATTAATCAAGTAGGAGGACGGCAATGGAGAAGAATGACAATGAAACATCAGACAATCAGTTGTCTCTTGTTGACCGCATTTTGATAGCCCAGCAGGCTGTTGGTGTTATCAAGAAAGATGGTCAGAACTCGTTTCAACATTATAGTTTTCAGAGCGAAGGCGCCATCAAAGATGCTGTGAAGCCAGCACTGATCAAAGCCGGTCTGGTCATCAAATTCAGTTATGAGATTGTCAACCAGTATGATCGCACAACGGGCAAAGGCGGCAATAATCACTTTGTTGATTTGATGGGAACATTCACTGTCACTGACGGTCATGATGAGATGACATTTACCATTCCGGGCAGCGGTCAGGACACTGGCGAAAAAGCCATGGTCAAGGCCAGTACTTCAGCACAAAAGTATTTTTACAAGCAGATGTTCAACATTACTGACACCGAAGACTCTGATCCTGATGCAAATGACAGCTCAGCAAGCAATGGTCCAATAACCAAAAACAAGCAGTCTATTCGGCCAAGTGCCATTCTTGATCACGCAACCGTTAAAGCTATCAAAGACATGATGGTTCAACAGTTTAATGCTTTGCCAGCCACTAACAAGAAGGGCGAGCCAAAGCCAAAAACGGTTAACGAACTTGCTGAAATATGGATAGGATTAGCGAATGCAAAATTCGGCAGCAAAGCAACGAGCGTTGAAACATTAACGCCTAAAGCCGCTGCTGGTGTCAAAAACTTGCTTGAAACAGAACTCAGAAAGTTGGCAGGTGGCGAACGTGAATGAGCATGAAGATAAACGGCAGGCTCGATAAGCTGTCAGGCCAGCAAATCACTATCACTGTTGACGACTCTGTGAGCTTGTATACGCTGTCTAAGCTTGCCGCTGGCAAACAACCATCAGTTGAGTTAGAAGTCGAAGATGGGCGTCATATTAGCCCAGACCAACGCAAAAAGATATTTGCACTGATGCATGACATATCAGACTGGAACGGTGACACGGTGGACATGATCGAATGCCTCATGAAGTCGTATACACGTGAGATTTTCGCAATTGAACCATATTCGCTGAGCGACTGTTCGATGACAACTGCCAGCAACATGATCTACACGATCTTAGAGTTTTGTTTCCGAAACGATGTGCCATTCAAGACGCGCACGTGGGACATGATACCCAACGACTATGCACGCCAATGGTTCTGCCTCCGTTTCCGTAAATGTGTTATCTGCGGAAAGCCCGCTGACTTGGCACATTACGAGGCGGTTGGCATGGGGCGCAATCGTAACAAGATTGACGAGAGCCAATATCACTACATGTCCCTTTGCCGCATTCATCATGTCGAGCAGCACACGATCGGCCTCATGTCGTTTATCCAAAAATATCACATCAAGCCAATCAAACTGACGGCTGACGAACTTAAACGAATTCAACCACATTACAAAACAAGTACCGAATAAAAAGGAGACTAAAAATGCTTAATTCAGTTGCTTTAACAGGCAGATTAACTAAAGACGTTGACCTTCGCTACACACAAAGCGGAACGGCAGTTGGCTCATTTACGATTGCTGTTGATCGCCAATTTCGTAGCGCAAATGGGGAACGTGAAACTGACTTCATCAATTGTGCTATCTGGCGTAAGTCTGCTGAGAACTTTGCCAACTTCACGCACAAGGGTTCACTTGTTGGCATCGAAGGTCATATCCAAACACGTACGTACGATAACGCGCAAGGCCAGAGGGTATTCGTGACTGAGGTGATTGTTGAAAATTTCGCCTTGCTTGAGCCACGGCAGACGTCTCAGGAAGGCCAACAACGATCGGCTAATAACCCAGCGGCTACAAGCCAAGGAAACGGTTTTGCCAACAATGGCCAGCCAGTCGATGTCAGCGATGATGATCTTCCATTCTAGGAAGGCGGTGACGATCATGAATGAGAAACCAGGTTACTACGCAATCATATCAGCAGATGTTCGTTATCACGAAAAGCTGTCTGATGGGGCTAAGCTTCTCTATGGTGAAATAACTGCTCTCAGTAATAAGAACGGGTATTGCTGGGCCTCAAATGATTATTTTTCTAGGCTGTATTCAGTCAGCATCAGCACCATAAAAAGACGATTGCAAGCTCTTGAAGAACTCGGTTTCATTAAACGAATTGTTAAATATAAGGAAGGAACTACCGAGGTAGAGAAGCGATTTATCAGCATTACCCCTGAGGTCAAAAATGATCCGAGGTGGGGTCAAAATTGCGCTGGGGGTGGGGTCAAAAATGAGCCAGATAATAATACAAGTATTAATACTAAAAACATACGTGCATCCAGCACGTTAGAGAGTGACTTTGAAAAGCTCTGGAAACTGTATCCAAAGAAGATCGGCAAGAAGCCAGCGTTAGCTGCTTACAAACGAGCAATGAGTAGAAAGAAGAACCCTGCTACCAACAGACAAATTCAGGATGGCATTGTGGCTTATCGACAGCTAATCAATAGCAAAGGCACAGAGAAGCGGTTTGTCAAAGACGGTAGTACTTTCTTCAACCAAGAGGCATGGAACGATTACCTTGAGGTCGTAAAGGAAGAACGAAATGAGCAGGAAGCTAGAAAGCCTAAGTTCGATCCCAAGAAAACTGCTATTGCAATGTATATCGACTACGACAGTCCTGACCGAGTGCTTGAAGAAATCCAAGCGCAGGGTATTCCGATAAATCCAGAAGATGCTAAACGTTACATTGCTGAATACGATGAAGGGAGGCAGCAAGCTTGACGAAAAAGCTTTATGACCCTAGCAATCCTGAACCACATGTCATGTATGGCTTATATACGAATCCGGAACTCATCAAATCTGAATGGATTGATCCTAAATGGTTTAACAGCCAGCAATACGCTGCAGTAGTTGCCTACATGAACAAGTTGCCGGGTGACGTCGATACGCTGGAATTGCAAGACGGTTTCGATACAGCTCATCCCGGCGTGATGTCAGTAGCAGATTGGCAATACATTATGACCAGCGATTTTGGCACCTCACGCTTTGACTGGTGGGTAGGCAAGCTAAAACGGGATTATTTCCGTAGTCAGCTCATTCAAACAGCACAAGCGTACTCGGAAGAACCAAGCGAGGACAATCTTACCGCGATGATGGTTGCCTCACAGAATGCTACTGCTGCCAGTCAGACGGTAACTGAAAGTAGCATTGCAGATTTGGCAGCGGCCATGGAAGACAAAATGATACACGGTGCTACTGACAATGGGATTAAAACGTACTTCACTCTTAACAATATTCTGGGCGGTGGTTTGATGTCGGGACGTTTGTTGACGATTGGTGCGCGCCCTGGTGTCGGTAAATCAGCATTCGCGGTTAATCTCATCATTGAGGCTTTGAAACAGCAACCGGAATTGACAGTTGATATGTTTTCGCTTGAAATGTCAAATGCAGAAAACTACAACCGTTTGTTGGCCTGCAAGACAGGCATCAGTGCTGGTAAATTCATCAACCCGCAGAAAAGTCTAAGCGATGCTGAGAAGGTTGAGGTTGAAAAGGCAGGAAACGTCCTTAAAGACTATCACTTGCAGCTTTACGACAAGCAGGTGGAATTACCGCAGATCGTCAAAACAATGCGACAGCGATCCGCTGATGCAGATAAAGGCTACCTTGCGATTGTTGATTATCTCGGGCTGATTGGTGTTCGTAGCCAAGCCGATCGTCGTCTGCAAATCGAAGAGATCACCCGTCAATTCAAAGTGCTGACCAACGAGCTTGGTATCCCGATTGTTTTGCTTAGTCAATTATCACGAGGTATTGAGAATCGTCAGGACAAGCAACCAGTACTCTCAGATTTACGAGAGTCGGGATCAATTGAACAAGACAGCAATGCGGTTGGATTCCTTTGGAACAGTGACCGGCAGAACGAAAGATCAGATATCCGTACTGTGACTTTAACAATTGCCAAAAATCGTGAAGGAGCACTTGGTAGCATTGATTTTCGCTTTTTCGCGCCAAAGTTGCAGTTTAAGGTGGCGTATTGAAATGGCTTATCCAACTATGACACTTAAAGAGTTCAATGAGTACATGCAGGAGGGACATTATCAATACTCGCTGTTCATCATTCTGCAGCTTGATGAAGCCATGGAATATCTGAAAAAGGCGCAACAAGCCGATGCTGATATGAAGAAGTTTTGGTACCAATGGGCGTACGTTACCTTGACAGATGCGTTAGAGACGGCTGAGTCAGAATATTATGGAGAAACTAGTGCATATTTACCGACAAAAGAAACAGATCCGGTAACACGAGCATACTGCCAAAACACATACGACATTTGGCGAGGATATCTGAAGAAGCTAAATGTGAACTTACCGAAGCAAAAATTTTGAGGAGGCAAAAGCATGACACAAGTAACAGTACGTTTATACAAACAGGGAGACAAAGTGTGGCGCGATTTCAAGGCTGAATTGCTTAAGCGCTACGAGAACTCAGCAATGCTAGACATCTCGAAAAGCAAAGCATTCTCAAAAATAGAGAAACAGGAGTTCAATAACCGGATCATTGTGTCAAAGAAATCAATTGTCGAGAAACGTGCAGTGTCCGGTGTTGATGACAGCGATACTTTGAAGACTTCAGTCAACAACGGACTCACAAAGATTTCAAAGAAGCGAAAAGAAGCCCGTGCAAAATACGCGCGCGGAATTGCAGAAGCAGCCTCACAGTGTGACACACTGATTGACGTTGCGAAACGGATCGGGAAGTCAACAACGTTCGTGAAGCGAGTTGCAAGCGAGTTTGAGATCAAGCTGCCCCGCCGCAACAACGGCCATGAAGAGATTGCGAGTCGTTAGAAATGGTTATCCGCAAGAGACGCAGAGGAAAATACAACGCGCAACCGGTTGTGATCGATGGCATTAGATTCGCAAGCAAAGCAGAGGGTGCTTACTATCAGCTGATTCGCAACAGGCCACAGAAGATCACGATGCAGGAACATTTCGAGATTATTTCGGCTTTCGTGATAAACGGCAAGCGATATTCAGCACGAAGATACACTCCAGATTTCTGCTTTTACGAAAATGGCAAGCTAACGAAAGTGGTGGATGTCAAAGGCGGGAATGCCACGCTGACACGAGATTCTAAGCAGAAAATGTTGCTGTTCATGATCCGCTACAAGATACCGATCACGATTGCACGCTATGACTATCACACAGGACTATTCACGGAAGAACAGCTATAGGAGGCTGGCCAATGAGACCTGAAATAGAAAATTATAGGAATCGTGAACCGAGCAAATTCATACCGGTGTATGTAAAAACGCCCGGAGAAATGTTCGCCAAGCACGGCAAATATGACTTTGGAATCATAATCAGATACATTGGCAAAATTAACGGTTTTAAAGACCCACTGTATGAGGTATGGATAGCAGACCTGAACATTGTCAGGCAAGCATTCCGTAGCGACATAAGACGCTATCCACCAGGAAAGAAGAGAAAACGATGAAAGCAGGAGACGACACGTTCGATGACATCTACATCAGCAAAGAGACTGGCAAGGTCGTAGGAGTCATGCTTGATGGACGCGACTACAAGCTCGTTCCCATCAGTAAGACCAATGAGCCAATATCCTATGAACGAGCAAAAGCTTTCTACCGAGCTACTGTGATAGGAAACGGTCCGGGAGCCATTGCATACGCACGAGACATCCTCCATTTCATTTATGGAAAAGAGGACGAAAAATGACGACAAAATTCACAGCAGATGTCGTTCACAAACTATTAGGCGTTCGCGAAGCACAACAGGCACCATCAGCATTGATGGACATTGTCATGGATAAGAAAAAACGCAACAAGCTTTTTAAGCAATTCCTAGATGTTAGCACAGACGTATCACATGACTGGTTCTCAGAATATTTCATGAGTGTTCAAGCTGACCGCAAAGACAAGAAACAAGATTTCACTCCGGAGAGTATCAGCAAGCTCGTGAACATGCTTGTTGGATCGAATGACAGTAGCGAGTATTACGAGGTCGCGGCCGGAACTGGTTCAATGCTGATTCAGCGATGGCAACAGGACCGCTTGAAGCACAAGCCATGGGACTATCAGCCAAGCATGTATTTTTATCACCTTGAAGAGCTTGGCGACAGTACGTTGCCGTTTCTAATATTCAACTGTGCCATTCGCGGCATGAACGCAACAATTGTTCATGGTGACAGTCTGACACGTGCTGCTAGACAAGTATATTTCATTCAAAACGATGAAGACGACTATTTGCATTTCAGCGTAGTGAATGTGATGCCACACAGCAAAGACGTTGAGCAAGAATTTGATATTCGGCAGTGGCAAGAGCCTGAACAAAATCACATTGAATCAACAGAGATACCCGCAAGATACAACGAAGCCATTCAGAAATTAGCAGCGGGAAAGGAGGACAAACTTGAAGAGAAATGAACAGTTATTTCAGGCCTATTTCAAAAAGTGGATTGAGACATACAAGCATAATTATGTGACGCAAGTGACCTATCGCAAGTGGGAGAACACCGAGCGAATGCTCAAATTGTTGGTACCGCAACTAAAGGTGACACAGCTCACCCGCAGAAGCTATCAACAGCTTCTAAGCAAGTATGCAGAGACACATGAGCATCAAACATGCATGGACTTTCATCACCAGCTCAAATGCGTGATTCAGGACATTCTAGACGAAGGAATGATCAAGCGAGACCCAACCTTGCGTGCAGTTATTGGCGGTACTAGGCATAGAGAACACAAGATTAAGTTTTTGCAGCCAGAAGAATTAGAAAAACTTCTCCAAGATCTCAATTTGGGAAAAGAGCTAGATTACGATTACATGATTTTACTGCTTGCCAAGACGGGACTGAGATTTGCAGAAGCTCTCGGCTAACACCGGCAGACTTCGATTTGGACTCTTTGACACTAAGGATTAACAAAACTTGGGATTACAAAAGCGCTACAGGTAAGTTTGCCCCTACAAAAAATAAATCATCTGTGCGAACGATTGCGCTTGACTACAAAACTGCAGCGAAGTTTGCAATGCTGATCCAGAATTTGCCGAAAGATAAGCCAATATTTGTACCAGACGGGAAGCGTATATACAACGAGACAATTAATGACATCTTGAAACGCCATTGTGAGAATGCTGGCGTTCCCGTTATATCGGCACACGGATTGCGGCATACACATGCATCGTTACTGATTGGCAAGGGTATCAACTTACAGGCTGTCGCAAAACGGTTAGGTCATTCTAGCTCGCTGACAACCCAGAAGGTCTATATTCATTTGCTGAAAGATACAGAGACTTCGGCAGATGCAAAGATCGGACAATTAATGGCCGCTTTGTGAGGTGAGCGATATGAAACAAGGTAGAGTATACAAATTTTGGACGCAAAAGGAAATTGACCGTTTAAAAAATGAAGTGATTATGGCCGCAGATACAAACGCCATCCTAAACTATGAAGACCTTGCCGAAATATTTGGAAGGACAGTATCTAGCGTTGAACATGTTGTAAATGATCTCAGGAAACAAGGAAAGCTTCCAAAATTTTGCAGAAATAATCAGCAAGAAAAATATCGCAGTATTTACTCCCCAAGTGAGAAAAAGATGATTGCCAGCCTGATAGAGCAAAACTATACGTACGAAGAAATAGCAATGATTACGGGTAGAACAAAATATGGGATTGAGGGATTTTGGCGTAACAATGGATACGCCCGTACAAGAAAATGGACGCATGAAGAAGAAACTGCTTTGTTGCAAAACATAAAGTTTGATAGTTATGGCATCGTTGAGAATTACGAAGAGTTACAGAGGCTTTTCAATCGGGGATATGATGCCATAAAAACCAAGATTTACGATCTTCGGAAAAAAGGAAGGCTTCCAGAAGCAAAGAGGACCGGGATGCCCGAGGCAAAGCGTGAAGAGTTCAAACGATATGCAAACAGGTTCTTCACAAAAAGTGTGTGAGGAGGCCGACCAATGGAGTCAGAAGTAGACGATGTTTACATCAGCCAAGTGACCGGTGAACCGGTTTACGTGGACATCAAAGGAACTTTGTACAAGCTTACGAAAGTAGAGGACGAAAATGAGCGAAGAAAAACTGTACGCGGTAAAGAACGATAAAGGCAAATACTGGGATTTTAGTGTAGAAGTAAACGGATTTTGGAGTTTCTCAACTGTTGATGAGCCAGTGACAATCGATAAAGATTTAGCATCAGAAGTGGCAAGAAACTCTGGTGGCCACGTTGTCGCGCTTGTTGAGGAGCCAGAGAAAGTGGTCGTCAGCCCAGAAGAAGCAAAATTAGTGAAGAACTGCCTGTGGACTAATTTACAAGATGCATTTTTAAACAATATTAACTTATTGTTTCGGGGCAGAAGACCCGAGGATGTTACTCGTCTTAAAAGTGCACTAACAAACGGCTACACCGTGGCAAAGGAGAAGAAGTATCTGGTGGGGCTAGATGGCCTTGTAACAACAGATGGTGCCAAGCAGTATCTGACAAAGAAAGATGGCAAATGGTTTGCTTGCCGAAGAATGCCAGGAATGCATCAAGACTTTACAGATGATGAACTCAAGACAGCCCCTAAATGGGCACAGCAACTAGATCGTGAAGAGGTGACTGACGATGACGACTAAAGCTGACATAGACGCTGCGCAAAAGGCCATCGATGCCGCGAACAATGCAATCAACAAACTTGATCTGTGTGGCCTGTATGATTGCGCGTGGCAAGCAAACAACAATTATCAACGCATCATTGATTACAACAAGGAACAGTTTGAGGTGACTGACGATGAGCAATAAAATAATCAGGCTAGAAAGCCTATCCTTGATGGATCACGATGAAAACCTTAATGACGGAAGCGTATTTCAGAAAACACGGATAATTGAGGTAGGGCATCCATACGATGAGCCACATTTCAAAACTGTTTGGGACGGTTCATGCACACAATTAGTTGAGTGTCATTCAGGTCGTGATGTTGTCAGCATCGAATCCATTAGAAGCCTGGGTGACAGTGACGGGTACTGCTATATCGTCAGTCTAAAGGACGGCAACGAATTGTTTTTGCCTATACACGCGTTCATTTCTGAAACTAAAGAGGTGACTGACGATGAGCAATGATACGAAGCGGGAAGTGTTCGAGGCGGTTTGGAATCGTCTTGCTGGCTATCAGGTGTTCTTCAATGGCTGGCCTAGGGAAACACTATATGACTACAAGAAACGTTATGACGCCGCCTTGCCAGATGATCTGCCGCTGATTCCAGAACTGATTTCTAAATACCTGATAATGCGTAAGCAGGATCGTGGAGATTTGGTTCAGGCGCTTGATGAGGGTACGTCATTTTTATTGGATGGCACTCAATGGGAAAGCGTGCAAGATTGGTTCAGCGATGCCAAAGATAGCTTTGACACCTTCGCTACTGCATGGGTGCTAGGTGTCTGGCGCGTTGAGGAAACCGGCGAAATCGTGAAATTGGAGGCGGAGAAATGAAACGAATAGAAATAAAGGTTATCCGTATGCCGAGCGGCGAATACCTTTGCAATTCCGGATGGGGCGGAAAAGGACAGACATTAGATCTGTCAGGAGCCATCAAGTGGTACGGAGAAAAGGGAGAAACCGACCCATACAAAACCGCACATTATTGGGGCGGTAAGGTTGTCGTGCTTCGGGAGGCGGAGAAATGAAACGAGAGATTAAGTTCAGAGCGTATAGCAGTCACAACCACAAAATATATTCAGTCAGTAATATTGAATGGGATATTGATGGCCGTATTTGGGTAACTGCTGATGATGGCAAAAATGGCATCGAGTTAATGGACGAAGAAGCCCATTTAATGGAGTACATCGGCTTGCACGACAAGAACGGACGATCAATCTACGAAGGCGATATTGTAAGCTTTGGTAGTGTTTGGAATAACGGTGATAATGAAGATATAGATGAAGAGTTTCATATCGGAGTTGTTGAGTATGATCCGCATTATGCTGTATACAATGTAAATTGTGAGGAATCAGGCGAACATCGTTTTATGTTCATGGAAGTTGTTAATTATGATGGATTCGGAGTCATCGGCAACATTTTTGAGAATCCGGAGCTGCTGGAGGGAAAGCATGAGCAAAAGTGAGGACGTTGACGCTTATCTTCAAGGAGAGCTATGTGCAAAGGCTGAGCTTGCAACTAAGTTATTGCATGACATTGCCTGGTCTAAATGGACGACTGACGCGATGACTGCACGCGCCAAGCCGATTTACAAGCAAGCCATGGAGCTGAACTATTGGCTATTAAACAGTGACGAATGGTACACCAAAAACGAGTATGGGAGCGAAGACGATGACAAGAAAGATTGATGTATTCACGCTTCATTCTGTTACAGACGTTAATACAGTAAACCAATTTTTAAAAATGCACCCACAGGCTAAATTAAGCTACGTTAAGGGAGAAAACGATGGTGCCCTAGCAATTGCTGACTATGAAGATGATGAAGAGAACGATGAGCAGGAGGACAAGCAATGATTGCCATCATGTTGATCATCACAGGCGCAACAATGTGGATGTGGGCTAACTGGAAAAGGAAGTGAACAGTTTGGATAGTAAACGAGCACTAGCAGAAAATCTCAGACAAAATATTTATGACCTGGGTAAGACACAAACTGCATATGCCAAAGAGATCGGGATACCCATTACTACGCTCGAATACGCCATCTCTGGCAGAGGAAGTATTTCTCTTAACACTCTGGATAAAATCGCACAGGGAGCAGGTCTCGACCCGTGGGAGCTTATTAGGCCTCCTGAAGACAAATAAAAAAACGCACCATTACGGCACGCTCATCCTAAAAACCCAGACAAATTATACCATAAGGAGTGGACGCAATGGTGCGAGCAACGAGATATTTTAGCCCAATTGATTATGACAAAACAATTGAAAACGCCAAAGAGGTCTTGGGGAACTACTGGCATCACAAGCGGCTCGCTCAACGCACCCAAATAGCGCTCAGAAGTCCCGTGATGGACGGCATGCCCAAGTCACCTAGCTATGGCAACAAAGCCGAGGAAAAGGTTGTGTCGCACGCTGACGAACTGTATTACTTGAATGCTTGCGAAAATGCAATCAAGGTCATTGAAGATGAAGATTATCGTACCATCTTGTGGGAAACATACATTATCTCACCGAGCAAGCGTCTAACTAATGACGCCATTGTGGCGAAACTAAAAATGGAACGATCAGCTTTTTATATTGCGAGAAATCGGGCACTGTACGCATTTGCTGAGTTATGTCCATTAGTTACCTTGGTAAAAAAGTAGAGTGGACACTTTGCGGACTAATTGCGGACTATTTACCAGTATTTCCGTCATATGATGGTATTGTGCCAAAGGTGAGAAACCTAAGACACCGCGTTTTTCCTCCGAGCCTCAGTGATGATAAAGCTGTGGCAAGGCGTGGCAATGAGGACTGGCTGAGATAGTCAGGCGGGTTCGATTCCCGCATGCCACATTGTCCAGTTTAGCGACCGGACACAGCTTGCGATGACCCCATCTGACACTGGGCGAGCGAGCGGCAACCGAAGGATTAACTTTGTGGCCTCTATTATCGGGTTCGAATCCCGGCGGTTGCGGTGAAGCACTTCACATTATGTGGGGTGCTATTTTTATACATAATTTCGGAGGCGAGTAGATGCAATGGACAGATGAACAAATCAGCGGAATTAGGAAGCTCGCCTCTGAAGGCTTTACCAGACGCGAGACGGCAGACAAACTCGGTATTAGCTATGATGCTCTTCAAGGCAAAGCAAGACGGCTTGGCATCGAGTTCCAAAAGCCGCTAAAGAACGAATACGATTCAGACGGCACAAATAGGGAGACGCCAGCCGCTGACAGAAAAGTCGCTCTTAATGCTGATGGTAGCCAAACGGTCACGGCCTTAATGAGACTCAAGCATGAGCCAAATAAAGACCCACGAACTTTGATGGAGTTGTGTGGATACGATCCTGATAAGTTCGAGATGGTATTAGGCGACTACAAAGTGTATGAGCAGCATAGTAACGAAGACGGCACAGTTCCGCAGTACAGCATTCATATTCGCGTAAAGCCGAAACAAGGCTTATCGATAAGTGAAATGGCTGAAGCATTCAACGACAAAATCATTCCGGTCAATTACGGCATGAAGAAATCGGGCGATCGCAACTTAGTCATCCCATTGCCTGACCTGCATTTTGGCTGGACAACATTCGCCGATCTAAAAGACATGGTGAGTCAACTTAGAGAGATCATCATGGACGGCTACAACGAGATTGTGATCGAGCAATTGGGAGATCTGTTCCATAGTGATCAGATTCATGCAACACAAACGGTTAGAGGAACACAACTAGATCACGCAAACATGCGTCAGGCATTCCATGATGCAGTGAAGCTGTTTGATCAAATTGTTCCGCTGGCAATTGAATATAGCAATCGCGTCTCAATCAAGAGCGTGTTCGGCAACCACTCAGGAGATCTCGAATACGCTTTTCTTTATGCGCTGATAGATCGCTATCCACAAGTACACGTTGATCTCAATGACAGTAATCCGGCAACCGACTGGCGCTGTGCATACTTGCTAGGACATGTTGGCATTATGTTGGCTCATGGTGACGTCAGCAGGGACAAGCTGACAAGCCTTTTCCCATTTGAATACAAAAGGATATTCAGTGTGGCAAAAACATACGAGCTTCACTCCGGCCACTATCATAGCGAACGGTTTAAAGACGATCGTGGCATTATGTGGCGCCAGCTTGGAACAGCAAAGCCAAATGATCCCTATGAGATTAAGAATGGCTTCACCACGGGCAAACATCTGCTGTATGCGTTCGTTTATGACGACACGCGATTGAGGTGTACTTATGAACTCAACTAATGCGATGAAGCGAGTCGGGTACGGATATGTAAGCCACACAGAGCAAGCAATCATTGAGAAACTATCGAGAGAAGAGAAACACATGAACGCAATCATCTACACAAAGCCACACTGCCAAAAGTGTAGGCATACGGTGCTCAAGCTATCACGCGTCATGCCAGTGCAAACCGTCACAGCAGACGCAGACGACTACGAGCGGTTACGCAAGCTAGGATATCAATCGTTCCCAGTCGTAACGGTATATAAAGCGAACGGTACCCACGAAACGTGGTGCGACTTGCGGGCTGACAAGATCAAACAATACACGGAGGGATAGACATGCTATTCGATAATGCTAAAGGCAAAAGTAGGCAATTGTCTCACCGTCAGTTGTCTCCACCCGCACCAGTGCTACCAAAAATGGAAGGACGCCTGACAACTCGTGCCACTGCAACTAAGAAATACAAAGACAATCTGATTGCTGATGTGAATGAGGCCATTAATCAAGGAATTAATACTACATCCCCAATCTCAGTTGGCGTTTCCAAGTACAATCCAGCAGTCGTTAATGAAGTAATCAGTTTGCTAACGAAATCAGGATGGGATGTTACTGGTATAAACATTGACGATATCGGTTCCTATTCGACAATTATATTATCTTAGGAGGAATAGCATATGCTTAAAGTAGTTAAGCGACTTAAAGAACGCTTCTCAGGTAAAAAAGGAGCCGACAAGATAAACGTTACGATTGATGCAAGCATGAATCTACTTATGGCCAAACTTGACAAGATCAATAATGCGGTCGAAAACATCAAGGATGACGCGACACCTGAAGTTTCACCCACCTTAACTGCGTATGGTCTATGTGATGCTAAGTTGCCTGATATCGAAGGCGTTGAGATACCAGATCATGCAGGATTCAGCGATTCATTCATTGCAGATCAAGACGAAGCGCTGAATGACTTTCAGCGAAAGTGGGAGCAGTCATCGCAGCGCACAAGCACTCCGCATGTTCGCATCGAGTTCGATGACATTAATGACGTGCCATGTGTTTGGGTTGATGGCAAACGGATTGATAGATCAGATACAGGGCTCGTCAGCGTTTCACTTGACTGGCATACAAAAGATCCAGCGGCAACAGATCATGTTATCCGTGCTTATAAAATCGAATATTTAAAGGGGGATCACCGCGAAGGAATCGCTCAGGGGTCTCCGATGGGACCTGATCTCTTTAAGAATGATATCCATGCCAAGTAAGAAGCTTGCCTTTATAAATGGAAGACCACAATTAGTTGATGCCAATGCTCGTGTTAGATCGGAGGCGGATAGGCAGTACAACCGTGTGCGAAATGAGCAGCAGTCGGACTACCTTAAGTTTTATCACAGTAATGAATGGAAGCAGCTGCGTGAGCAGATATTGATTAGAGACAACAGTTTATGCCAACGCTGTGGCTTGCAAGCCTCATTGGTTGATCATATTGTTCCAAGCGAAGATGACTGGGAAGACCGCACGAACGCGGATAATCTGCAGGCTTTATGCAGGGACTGCCACTATTGGAAGACGAGACGTGAGACAACCAAGCGTAAGAAGGGACAGCATCGAGCCATGAAGATTACAGTAATCGTTGGCTATCCAGCAAGTGGCAAGTCAACGTACGTCAAGCGACATCAAGGACAGCATGACCTCGTCTATGATTACGACCATCTCATGACGGCATTAACAGGCCTGCCATTACATCAGGGCAATATAGACGCCAATGATTATGTGCAGCTAATCTATGAGCTGATACTGCGGAAGCTTAAAGCAGAGCAGACCTTTGACCATGTATGGTTAGTCATGACATATCCAGATGAGAAGCTAGACACGTTGCTTGCTAGTCGAGAGGTCGAACACATACTCATCGACACTGACCGAGACACATGCATGCAGAGACTGTCTAAGCAAGGTCGAGATGTGAGTCAACTCATCAAAGCGATGAACAAACTTGATGAATTGAAATCACAAAACAAATTTAAAAAATTCAAAGAAATAAAAAATTAAAAAACAAATTTTCGGTAATTTATCGGGCAACTTCACGGGCTAAAAGCGGCTAGACCCCTTCCATTTTTATCGGGGGTTACATTTTTTAGAACGGAAGAACGGTCGGCCTCTTTTTTGCGCCCCAAATTGTAACGATTTTTAGGGGGTAGGGGGTAAAACTGACCCATTTTATATAGATATAAGGAGGTGAAGTGGAGAATGGCTGGAAAATACAAAGTGCTTCAAATGTCGAAGGGCGATCTGACCAAAGAACGGCAGGAAGCCAAGCTACATGCGGAATTGATGGCCAAAGATGGCATTCCGAAACTTCAGGTAACACCTCCTAATCATCTTGACCCAGTCGCAAAACAAGAATACAAGCGAATCATCGAGTCTTTGGGGACCTTACCACTTAGAAATCTCGATCGCGCCGAGTTGGAAAATTATTGCACGTGGTATTCCGTTTATAAAAACACTTCGGTCAACATGAAGCTGGCTTTAAAGAATGGAGATCAAGATGAGTATTATGCATACGTTGGCATATTGAATAAAGCAACGGCAAATATTAAAAGTCTAGCCAGTGATCTTGGTCTTAATGTCAATAGTCGGATGCAGATGAGCATGCCTAAGACCGAAGCACAGAAAAATGATTCAATCATTGATACTTTTGGCTGACTGCGATGGAGGTGATGTTGGTTGTCAAAATTTAAGGATCCAATGCCTAATTTCATAAAGCGTGTTCTGGACGGTCGTCTTATTACCTCTAAGGCAGTTAATCTCGCGGTGAAACGGCATCAAGAAGACTTGAAACGAACAGATTGGCGATGGCGTTATGATCCAAATCTAGCGGGAAAAGCTGTTAAATTTATGGAAATTCTGCCAGAACCAAAAAGTGGGAAACCACAACCATTAGCACCGTATCAGAAATTCATTATTGGCAGTATATATGGCTGGGTTGATAAAGATGATTCAAATATAAGGCGATTTACCGATGTGTTCATTTCGATGGCACGAAAAAACGGTAAGTCGCTTTTAATTTCGGGTGTCATCCTTTACGAATTCCTTTTTGGAAAGAATCCAGCCAACAAACGGCAATTATATACCGCTGCTAATGATCGCAAGCAGGCTGGCATTGTATTCGGAATGGTCAAAGACCGACTACGTGCACTCATGCGGAAAGACCCTGGTATCAAACGAATGGTTAAGATTACGCGAGATGAACTTGTCAATTTAGACGACGGGTCAACAATTCGTTCATTCTCTCGTGATACAGGACTTGTCGATGGCTATGAACCCCATGTTGCGGTGGTTGACGAATATGCCAACGCTAAAACAACAGATATGATTGAAACCCTTGCCTCAGGGCAGGTGTTACTGCCTAGTTATCTGACGTTCATCATTTCAACGGCTGGATTCGACATGAACGTGCCGATGTTTCAACAAAATTATCCGTATGCCAAAAAGGTGTTGTCCGGTGAAGAAAAAGCAGAACGCTATTTTGCATTTATTGCTGAACAAGACAACGTACAAGAGGTTGATGACCCCAATTCTTGGATCAAATCGAATCCGCTACTTGACGTTGATACCTTACACGGCCAAATCAGTGATTATCTGACGACTAAGTTAGCTCAAGCTCGTGCTGATGGCAGTCTAAATGCTAAATTGGTCAAAAACTTCAATATTTGGCGACAGGCTACAGAAGACAGTTATCTAGATTTCGATGCTTGGAAAGCGGCAGAGCTGACCGACAAACCTGATATTCGTGGGCAAAGAGCATGGATTGGCATTGATGTCGGCCGTACAAGCGACTTATTTGCCATTACGTGGCTAGTCCCGCAAGAAGGCTGGTGGTGGCTTGATGGTTATGCATTTGTTGCTTCTAAAGGTGGCATCGATAACAAAGTCAAGACAGATCGGATTGACTACTTGGCTGCTGAACAACACGGCGAAGGCGAGATCAGCAGTTTAGAGTCAGGCATCATCGACAACGATCGGGTATATGAATGGCTCGAAGACTTCATTGAGCGTAATGACTTAGATGTTCAAGGCATCATGTACGACCCTTATCAATTTGGACCAATGCTAACGGCAATTGAGAAGAATCATCCTGAGTGGCCGATGGTACAGGTGCGACAAGGAACGCTAACGCTGTCAATGCCGACCAAACAGTTTCGTGATGATGTTATCAGCGGTCGCATAAAGCATTCAGATAATCGCATTATGCAGGCCGCCGCAATGAACGCGGTTCTAATGTCTGACAACAATGGCGTCCGTATTAATAAGAATAAGTATGCTAACAAAATAGACATGATTGATGCTGCGCTTGATGCTTATGCCATCGCTTTTAAGGAAGACTTGGACAACTATTTGGACGACGACCGTGTGTTTAGTGACGACTTTGGATTTTAGGAGGTGAGAATGTGAATGGAAAACTAGCTAATTTTTTCAGAATTCTTGGCGCAAATATGGCTGGAATTGCCACTGTTTTAGGCTTCATTTTAGCTGGATATGGGGCTTTTTTGATCAATAGGCCTACTGGATTCATGGTTTGTGGCGGCTTGTTGTTTGTTCTCGCCTTTATTCTGTTGCTTCCTGATAACGAAGGGAGGTGAGATAAATGAAGCTATTTCGAGGATTGGCAACCGAAGTGGACCCTCACTGGGCAGATCATTTGCTTGATTCTGGAGTGATTCCATCATTTCGAGGTGGATACCTTGGCATTTCTGCCTTACGGAATTCTGACGTGCTTACGGCTGTATCGATTGTTTCGGGTGACGTTAGTCGTTTTCCGCTAGTAATCACGGACAGCTCAACTGATGAGGTTGTTGACCTAGCCAATATTGAATACTTGATGAATACGAAGGTAAATAAGCGGCTGTCGGCTTATCAGTGGAAATTTTCCATGATGGTCAATGCAATTCTGACTGGCAATGCTTATTCGCGTATTGTGCGCGATCCGATAACCAACGAACCAGCTATGTTTGAGTTCTATGCCCCATCACAGACGCAGGTGGACACAAGCGACCCCGATAACATCATCTACCGTTTCACGCCTTACAATTCTAGCATGCAAAAAATATGTGGATTTGAGGACGTCATTCACTGGAAGTTTTTCTCATACGACACAATCATGGGACGCTCACCGCTGTTGTCGCTTGGTGATGAGATTGGACTGCAGGAGTCAGGTGTTTCAACCTTACAGAAGTTCTTCAAGAGCGGCTTGAAAGGCTCAATTATCAAAGCAAAGGAGAGTCGCCTGTCCGCTGAAGCACGCCAGAAGATTCGTGAAGATTTTGAAAGGGCACAGGCAGGTGCTGATGCTGGATCGCCAATTATAGTTGACGCAACGATGGATTATCAGCCGTTGGAAGTTGATACCAACGTTCTTAATCTGATTAACAGCAATAACTATTCAACAGCGCAGATTGCGAAGGCTTTGCGGGTGCCAGCGTATCGATTAGCCCAAAATAGTCCTAACCAGTCTGTTAAACAGTTGGCTGATGACTATATTCGCAATGATCTTCCATTTTACTTTGAGCCGATTACAAGTGAGTTTGAACTAAAGCTGCTTGATGACGCGCAACGGCACCAATATTGCATAGGATTCGACACAAAATCAGTAAACGGATTGCCGATTTCTGACGTAAATACAGCAGTTAATGGCGGACTGTGGACTGGAAACGAGGGACGTGCGGAGCTTGGAAAGAAACCGTTAAAAGACCCGAACATGGATCGTATTCAGTCGACACTTAACACAGTGTTCCTTGATCAAAAGGAAGCTTATCAAGCTGAGCATGCAGCAGAATTGAAGGGAGGTGATACTAATGCCAAAGGAAATCAGAATGGCAGCGGCACCAATGCAAATTCGTGATGGTGATGATGATCATCCTGCCGTTATTGAGGGCTATGCCCTTAAGTTCGACAGACAATCCGAGATTATGGGCAGTGGTGAGCTGAGTTTCCGCGAACACATTGACCCACACGCACTGGACAATGCGGACATGAGTAACGTTGTAGCGCTATTTAACCATGATCAGAGCCAAGTGTTAGGCCGCACGGGTGTCAATTTAGACCTGAAGGTCGATGAAACAGGGCTCAAATATACGTTGACACCTCCGGATACACAGCTTGGGCGTGATTTGTTAGAAAATGTTCGACAGGGAATCATCAGCCAGTCAAGTTTTGCATTCACGATTGCACCAGACAAAGATGCACAGAAGTGGCAAAAATCTAATGAACGTGGTGTGAAGTATGACCGCACTATTAACAATATTGATCATTTGTTTGATGTCTCTCCAGTAACCACGCCAGCATATCCGGATACTGAGGTTAAGGTTGGCGCACGTTCGCTGGAACAGATCAAAGCCCTTGACCAATCGCCTGAATGGGAAGTTAAGCGGCGCAAGATGCTCTACCAGCTTAATAAGGAAGAATTGCTCAAAGGCATCGAATAATCGGTGCCTATTTTTATACAAAAATAAGGAGGGTCATTAGATGACTTTAGATGAAAAATTAGCTGCTGTTAAAAAGCAACTTGATGAAAAGCGTTCAGCGTTGCCAGCTATGAAGACAGAACTTCGTTCTTTACTTGAAGGTGAAGATTCCGAGGAAAACCTGAAGAAGGCAGAAGATGTTCGTGCCAAATATGATAAGGCAGGTAAAGAGATCAAATATCTTGAAGAGAAACGTGACTTATACGAGGATGCGTTGAAAGGCAATGAACAGCCGAGCGGGAAGAAGCCTAGTCATCCGGAAGAGCATAGCTATCGCGATGCACTGAATGCTTATTTGCATACTCGTGGCCGTGATACAGAAGGCGTCAATTTTGAAAAGACTGACGTTGGCACATTTGCAGTTTTACGAGCTGATCCTACTGATGCCAGTGATGCGGTAAATGCCGGTGTAAAGGCTGCAGATGCTGCCGTGACCATTCCAGAAACTATTAGTAATACACCACAGCGTGAATTGCAGACTGTTGTTGACCTGAAACCTTTCACGAACGTTTTCCAAGCCTCTACACAAAAAGGCACCTATCCAACAGTTGCAAATGCCACAACCAAGATGGTCACTGTTGCCGAGTTGGAAAAGAATCCAGCAATGGCAAAGCCAGAATTCAAACCGGTCAACTGGTCTGTTGACACGTATCGTCAGGCGTTACCAGTATCGCAGGAGTCAATTGACGACTCTGCGATTGATTTGGTTGGCCTGATTGCCCAGAACGCACAACAAATTAAGGTCAATACGACTAACGGTGCTGTCGCAACTCTGCTGAAAGGCTTCACTGCCAAGGCAATCTCTAGCGTTGATGATTTAAAGCATATCAATAACGTTGATTTAGATCCTGCATATTCTCGTGTGATTATTGCTTCACAGAGTTTCTATAATTTCTTGGACACAGTTAAAGATGGCAATGGTCGCTACTTGTTACAAGATAGCATCTTGACCCCGTCTGGCAAGAGCGTTCTTGGTATGCCGATCGCTGTTGTGTCTGATGATACTTTGGGTGCAGCAGGCGAAGCACACGCCTTTTTGGGTGACATCAAGCGGGCAATTCTGTTTGCTAACCGCGCAGACTTCATGGTTCGCTGGGTTGATGATCAGATTTACGGTCAATTCTTGCAAGCAGGAATGCGCTTTGGCGTATCTGTTGCGGACGCAAAAGCAGGGTACTTCCTCACATATACCCCAAAAGCGTAACGCCTGACGGAGTGACTTTGAGCCAGAAAACGTTCACGGGTGGTGTCGGTGCCACAAAAGATATCACGGTGACAGTCACTCCTGATGGCGCTCCTCAAACAGTCGAAGCTGTGTCGAGCGATAAAAACGTCGCTACGGTTGTTAAGAAGTCCGATGGTGTTTACACCATTACCAATCTGGCAGCGGGTGCAGCGACAATCACATTTAGCACTAATGGGATCAGCTCAACGCTTGCCGTTACTGTTAACGCTGGGTAGGTGATTACTCTTGGCAGATACTACGTTTAACAAAAGTCCACTGACTGATGAACAGTTTCAGGTTCTGAAAATGTACTTGAAAGTTGATCAGACAATCGAAGACCCAATGATTATGCAACTGGTGCATGACGCTTGTGGGGAAATCAGTTCGGCTATTAGCTTTGGATCAGCGCCAGAACAGTTTCTTGGCAATCCGGAAACCCGAGATCGCTTCTTCACAGCGCTCATGAAGCAAGTGAAGGAAGACTATGACTACCGAGGCATGGGCGCCGAAGTCATGCGCTTTCCTTTACAAACATCAACAACAAATATTATCAATCAGCTTCGTTCAGAATTGCCGGAAGAGAATGGTGATCCTGATGCGAACTAATCGAATGACTGAAAGAATTACATTCGTTAGCTATGAGCCAAAAAAGGTTAACGGAGTTCCAGTTGATGGAGATCCCATTGAGCATATGACGGTTTGGGCGGAGGTTCCTAAGGTACCGATCAGAGAAGCAAATGATCCGCAGACGAAGTTGGGCACTCGCAAAGACAGCCCGACTTTTTTAGTGCGGTTTTTAACCACAGAGGAAATCCAGCCAACTTGGAGAATTCAATGGCGTGGTAATGAATATCAAATCACAGGGCTTGATCCTGATTACGAGAGACGCGATCTGACAACGATTACGGCAAAGGCGGTGAGCTGATGGGCGTAAAAGTCACAGGGGATGCTGAACTGCTCGCTAATCTTAACAAACTCCAATTTGGGGTTGCAAAAGAAGCTCGAGCGGCTGTCCGAGATGGCGCACAAAAGTTTGCCGACAAGCTAAAAAGCAATACGCCCGAGTGGGACGGCGAGACTGATATGAAGGGACATCTGAGAGATGACATCAAGCTTTCAAGTGTCCGTGAAACGAGCGGATTAACAGAAGTAGACGTTGGATATGGGAAAGATACCGGATGGCGAGCCCACTTTCCAAACTCTGGGACCTCTTTGCAAAACCCGCAGCATTTCATTGAGGAAACGCAAGAAGTTATGCGGCCAGTTGTTATCGCCACTTTCCTAAGTCACTTGAAGGAAGGCGGGATGTAATGGCACCTGAAAAACGTGTTTATGACATCCTGTCAGCCAATTTGGATATTGCTGACAAGGTATATATAGGTACCCCAGACTTTAATAACCAGACAAGCGCAACTCCCGAAAGTCTAGCTCCATGGGTGAGAATCACTTCCTTGCCAGGTGATGGCGCTGATTATGCTGACGATTCTAGAATCCTAGAGTATCCGAAAGTACAAGTAGATTTTTGGGTGGATAACACTGACTGGGATCAACAAGAAAAAATTGAAACACAGATATATCAAGCACTACATGCGGCTGGCTGGGAAAGGTATTATCGCAATTCCTATGTTGATGGTGACACTCCAACCCTTCGCATGACAACAGGATACTTTCAGTTTCAAGGACTGCCGATTGGCTAGTCCTTTTTATTTTCCTAAAGGAGGATTTTTAATATGGCAGATACTGCTGTTACAACTAATAAGAAGTTAGCAAAATTTGGGGCTTCGGCCTTTGAATACGGGGTTGTCGGTGATGACGACTTTGTACTAAGCACACGAAAAATTCAAGGATTGTCTTCGGTCAAGCTGGACATCAAAACCGAGCAAAAGACGTTGTCTGCTGATGATGGCCCTTACTTGATTCTCTCTGGTGGCATCACGGAAGCAACCGAAACAATTGAAATGTACGATGTTGATTCTGTTATGAAGTCTGATTTGTTTGGCATTAAGGTTGTCAATGGGGTTGAAGTATATCCCAAGAACCTTAGCCCTAATTACGCCGCAACTTTGTTCCGCACAAAGCTTTCAAATGGCAAGTACGTTTGGATTGGTATGCTCAAGGGAATGTTCTCACTGCCGGGCGTTGATACCAAGACTGTTGACGGCACACCAGACCCGAGTGCCGACAGCATCGAAGGCTCATTTATTCCTCGCGGGGACCAAGACACCGGCAATGTTGTGTTAATTGGTCGTGAAGACAACGATGGATTCGATTTTGATAAGTTCCACGGATATGTTTTCCCCAAGGCCGCTGCAGATGCGACTATTACTCCGGCTACACCGGCCCCGTAATTCGCAGATCACGCATTAGCTATAACATTTCTATCATTGTCGCCTTGTAAATGCACAATACGCGAACAGCGGGCGGCTTATACCTAAGGAGATTAAGCATGGCATATCAAATTAAACTAAATATCAAGGGTGAAACGTGCGTGTTCACACGAAATGGAGAGCCAACTTTACGTGATACCACGAACGCATTAAAAGTACAGCAACAACAATTGCGCATGCTAAACCGTAAAGATGGCCCTTCAAACGACGATTACGATGAGAACGAGAAAAACTTAGCCAAATTTGCGGTTGATTTCTGGAAAAACCAGTTTACTACCGATGATGTTATTGATGGCTCGTCTATTTCTTTGAAATCGCTGGATTCAATCAATGATGCCATTGGCGACTCTCTGAGCGATGGTGAAGATGATAAGAAGGACACAGCAAAAAAATCACCGAAGCGGACGTCAAAGAAGCCATTAGCAACCTTGACGACTTCTACAAAGCAAGGCTCTCTGAAGGCTACCGATTAGCTGACGTTGATGCTATGACGCTCCGCGATATTGAAAAACTTAACCAGATTTACGAGGAACGGGAGACCACGATCGACAAGGCCTTTCCGTTCCTTTTCTAGTTCTATGAAAGGAGGTAAAACATGTTAGGAAATCTCGGACAAATTGCGGCTACCGTAAGCTTGAACATTGATCCGTTTCAAGTAAGCCAGCGAGTTTTGAATTCTTCAATTAAAGCAACTGCCGCTGAGTTGCGGGCTCAAGATGCTGCGTTTAAGGGCTCTGAAAAGTCTATCAACAACATGCGTTCAACCTATGACACATTGAGCCGCCAGTCAAAGAACTACCAAGCTCAGCTTCAGAAACAACGAGAACAGTATGATGAAAATTCGAAAGCGGTTGAAAAACTTAATAAAAGTGAGACTGCATCGCAGGAAGAAATTAATCGTGCTACAAAGCTGCAAGCTAATGCTGCATCACAGTATAATCGGACTGCTGCCGCTGCTGCTCAAAATGAAAATCGAATGGCGGCCTTACGCAAAGAGATTGCGCTGCAAAGCGATAGCTGGACTAAAGTATCAAACGGCGCCTCTAAATTTGCATCTGTTACCGAAAAGGCAAGCTCTAAGCTAACCAGTTTCGGATCAACGATGACAAAGGCAGTAACTGCTCCAATTGCCATCGGATTTGTGGCAGCAGCTAAGTCCGCTATTGATTTCAACAGCCAAATTCAAGCAATGGGGCCCTTGCTAACAAATGGGGGTGCGATTACAGCTAAGTATCGTGCACAACTTGATCAACTAGCATCTGCATCTAAAAAGTGGTCGGTTGAATATGGCGTTTCCACGGCTGCTATTAACGACGGCATGTCAGAAATGATCAAACGTGGCTATACTGCTGCGCAAACTTTAGGCGCTATGCCTGCAGTTCTCAATGCGGCAAAAGCATCTGGGGATGACTTCAACGATGTTATGCATGTTTCTACATCCGTTTTGGAGCAATTTGGTCTAAAGACAGAATCAACAACGGGCATGCTTAAAAACACTTCTCGTGTTACAGATACTCTTACCTATGTTGCTAATGCTACTGCAGCAGGATTCCAAGACATGGGCGAGGCAATGACGTATGTCGGGCCTTCTGCTCATGCTGCTGGTATCTCACTCGAAGAAACAGCGGCTGCTATTGGTATTATGAGCAACAAAGGGATCGAAGGATCAGTTGCTGGCACAGCGTTACGTGGTGCTTTAACAAGACTGTTGAAGCCTTCTAAGCAAAATATTCAGGGCTTTAATGAATTAGGCATATCTGTTGCTGATTTCAAAAAAGGAACTTTAACTCTTCCAGAGATTCTTGACAAAATCAAGAATAACACTAAGGGGTGGACGGACCAGCAACGTGCTTCTGCAGTAGCGTTGGCTTTTGGCACTGAAGCGCAAGCCGGCATGAATGCCTTAATTGGTGCAGGTGGCGGTGAGCTACGCAAATATACCAGTGAAGCTGAGCATGCTAGCGGAACAACTGCCAAAATTGCTAACCAGTTAAACAATACGGATGCCGCCAAATTGAAGAGATTTCAAGAGTCGATTCATGTTTTAGGAATTGAAGTAGGTCAAAAACTTCTACCGACGCTGACTCCTCTTATCAAAACTTCTACCGATGTTGTCAACGCCTTTACAAAAATGGACAGTGGCACGCAACAAACCATTATCAAATTTGCAGCGTTTGCGGCAGTTGTAGGACCAGCGAGTTCTCTTATCGGTGGAGCTCTTAAGCCCGTTGCTGCTTTGAGCAAAGGAATATCTGGAATTGCGGGAGTCATTGGGCGAGCATCCGTAGCCGCAAAAATTGGCGGGACTGCAATGGATGTCCTCAAGTCTGGGTTTAGCAAGACAGCTTTTGAAGCACTGAAGGTTGCACCTGCAGCGGCTGCGGCAGCAGATGGTGCTTCTGGAATGGGAGCGGCCATGGGCGGAGCCGCAGCGAGCGGAACAGGTTTGCTAGCGGCATTGGGGCCAATCGCTCCAGTTGCTTTAGGTGTTACAGCAGCCGTTGGCGCCGGTGTAGCCATCTGGGAATTGTGGGGCAAAAAGGCTCTTGAGTCTGCCGACAGAACTTCACGATGGGGCACGGACATTGGCGAAGTAGCAGATAGGTCCGCAACTAAGATGCGAGACGCTTCTGGAAAGATCAGTGGCGCTTTCACTGACACTAACCACACTGTCAAAGAAAATGCCAAAACGATCGCCAACGGTTTTGATGATATTACGAAGGCCGCTAAAGAATCGTCCAAAAATACCCAAACTGCACTCGACAAGTTGGCGAAGCAAGTCGGTGGATCGACTGCTGATCAGATTCGTAAAGATGCATCAGAAATGAAGAAGGCCGACGATGCACGCATCAAGCAAATTGAGGCTAATGCCAAACAGGCTAGGTCAATTACTGAATCTGCCAGCAAAGAGCATGTCGCATTTACTCGAGATCAAATTCAGATTCTGGATAATTTGCGCAAGAGCAGTGCAGCTGAGGCCGTTAAGACACTTAGAATTTCCGGTACCCAACAAGCAAATGTCTTAAAAGCTATTAATGGCGAAAAGATTCGGATGAGTCAATCAGCGGCTAAGGAACAGTACAGCCAGATGCAACAGGCATTTGCTGACGAGACTGATACTTATGGCAAACATTATGCTGCCATTAAAAACTCTGCTGAGTTGAGTACGGCTCAAAAGAATAACGCTCTTGAAAAGCTGGAAAAAGATCATCAAAGCAACATGAGCGTGATTTATGCTGGTGCAATCCAAGCAATGAAAGCGCAAGGACTATCCAACAAGACGATTCAAGAACAACTTCAAACAGAGTTTGGTGCTACGGCGTCTCAAGCTAAAAAAGCAATGAACGCTTATTCAGAGGCAATGAGTAAGGGTGTCAAAGATAGTAAGCAATTTGCGGCCGCCGTTAATTCAAGTATGAGCAAGAGTGTTCAGAAGGCTGGTAACGATTGGAATAGCCTTGTGCTAGATCCTAAAACTGGTAAAGTTGTTACCAATCTGCCACAAGTTCTAAAGGATACAGCAAGCACGGAAGGTGGTTGGAAACGCCTTAAATTTGACCTAAAGAATGCCAAGATTAGCTCAAATGCTAAGCAAATGATTGTCGAGGCGATGGCCTCTACCGACAAGTGGAATTCGCTGACTGTTCAAGAAAAGACAGCTCTAGTAAGGGCGTCCGGTAAAAAAGAATTAGCTAACATCATAACCGAGTTTGTTTCATGGAATAAGTTCACGCCAAAAGAACAACAAGCCATCGTCAGTGGAGATTACACACCGCTTGTCAACGCACTGGTTAAAATGGGTTACTGGAATGAATTGAGCCTAAAAGAACAGCAAGCGATCGTTCATGACAAGGCTACTTTGCCACTCATTGATATCTTGACGCAGTCTGGCAAGTGGCAGGGTTTGACACTTAAACAACAAACTGCGTTGATTAATGCCAAGGGTAAAGACGAACTCAAGGACGCCTTATTCAACCTAGGCGTGTGGCAGTCAATAGATCCCAAAGATCAGTACGCAACGCTAAAAGCCGTGGGCGAGGGTAAACTCGCTGACATGATTGACCAGTTGGACCTGTGGAACAGGATTACTCCGAAGCAAATGCAGGCGGTAGTTAAAGGTGATTATTCATCTATAGTCACGGCAATTGATAAAGTTAACGGTTGGAACCAACTGACACCTAAGCAGATGCAGATGATTGTGCAAGATAAAGCAACAGCCACCTTGATTCAAGGCATGATTGAAGCACAGTCTTGGAACAGTGTGTCAGTCGAGGCTAAGACGGCACTGATTCAGGCCAAAGGCAAGGAACAGCTTGCTGATGCTGTGGCCAAGTTTGGTTTGTGGAATCAATTACCGTCAAATACCAAAGAATTATTGGTAAATAATGCTGATGCACGCGCAAAACTAGCTGCGGCTGGCATTGATGTAGATGCATACGAGGCCAAACACCCGAGACCGAAAGAGTTGACGGCTAACGTCAATGATTTACTGACGAAGACTTCGCAAGCTAAAGGAGATCTAATCTCCTATGATTCTTACAAGCCTGGGATGAAGCAATTAACTGGCGATTCCTCAAATGTCACTCAACATGCTGAACACGGTAAGAGTGAGATCAATTCCTTTAACATGACTAATCCGTCGACACGTTACTTTACTGGTGATTCCTCAAACGTGACGTCACATGCTGAACACGGTAAGGGCGAAGTCAACAGTTTCAATGGAACTAACCCATCAATGCGTTACTTCATGGGTAATTCCTCAAGCGTTGTGGGAGCTGCCGGATCTGGTAAAAACAGTATCGGAAGTTTTAATGGAACAAATCCGGGAGATAAATATTTCAACGGCCATGATAATACGACAGGACCCGCAAGTTCCGCCAGACGTGCAGTTAGCGCATTTGGTGGGAATGAAGTCATCACGAAGACTTTCAATTTTGTGGCTAATATTTCGGACAGTATTCGGAGGCTTCTTCACTTGCAGCACGGAACTAATGATCTCCGAACGAGTTCACTGGCGATGGTGAACGATGCCCCCGGATCTAACTATCAAGAGCCTATTATCACTCCTAACGGCAACATGTTTATGTTCAAAGAGCGAAATGTGGTTTTTCCGCTTGCTCGTCACTCAATGGTTATTCCTGCCGATAAGGCTCGTCGAATGAACATTCCACGTTTTGCTGGTGGCACCACAGACTTCGGAGGCGCTGCTAATAGAATAAACCAATTGAATCCGCAAACCTTTGTTACCAGCATTTCTAGTGGTAGCAATAGTCGTGTTGAGGATTTGCTTGCAAGACTGATCGAACTAACAACTTATCAGATTAGTAACCCGTCTGTTCCTGAAGGCAAGGTTGTTCTCGACAATGGGCGTGAAGTAGGACGATGGCTGTATCCAACAATCAATAAACTTAAAAACAGAGACATTATTCTAAGTAATAGAAGAAGGGGGATTTTCTAAGTGGCAAATTTAATATTTGGAGGTCATAAGATTGGCAGTTCCTCTCTTCAATTTAGTGCGGCCCGTGGTGTTTTTTCTGAAGTTGAGAATACAACCCAGCCTGTCGGTGCCGGAGACGGAGAAATGTTTATTAGAAGTCGATTGAAATCGAGAATCATTCCAGTAACTTATGATTTTGTGGCGCTATCTCGTCGTGAATTTGAACGACAGTTAGCACCATTGCTTTATAGCTCGGGTGTTCAGAAGCTAATTATTGATGATCGCCCTGATGAATTTTGGTATGCAAAAGTTGACGGTAAGATTGATATGGACCGGGCTTATTTTCTTGGCACTGGTACTATTAATTTTCTTGTCTCCGATGGCATTGCGCACTCGGTAGCCACGCAGACGGCTGACAACATGCCATACAAGAACGTGCCAGTAAATCTGCTGACAGGGACAAGTGATCAGGAGACAAGTGCAACAGTTGATCCCAATAATTGGAACGCCCCTAGTCAACACCCAAATATTTCAGTAACTTCTGGTCAAAAGTTCACATATCAAATTTTTATAACAAATGATAATACCGTTGACTTGGCTGCCGGTGTTGATGCTGCTTCAGGAAAAGCATGGAAAGCCGCGTATTTGGGCAACGTCATCAAGGCTGGCACTTCTGGCTATTCATCTGTTACGTTCACGATTCCTTCGGGAGTTGATAACATTTCTGCCAATGCTGCAAAACTTTTTGCACAAGTTCCTAATGCAAAAACAACAGTTCACTGGAAGGAAGAAAAGCTTAATGTTGGCACCACTGCTTCTCCTTGGTCGCCTAACCCAGCGGATCCTGAATATTATACCAACACCATCACCGTTCATAATGGTGGCACTTATCCTGTTGAGCCAGTTATTACGGCAACTATGCATGCGGATAACGGGTTGATTGCTTTAATCAATAGCCAAGGTGGTGTTTTACAGTTTGGCAATCCAGAAGAAGCCGATGGTGTTGAACGGAAGCGCTCAGAAGTTGCTCGATATGAAGGCTTTGATAAGGAACCGGTTGGTGCGGCTTATAACACTGGCCAAACTAACAGTCATTACTACTATATCGCGGCCCAAAAGAATGTCATGGAAGGCTCGGTTAAGTATGCTGATGACGATGGTTCCGCAGTTGAGCCTGTCTTCTTGCCAACCAATTCATACTATTGGGAAGGCCCTTCCCTGCATCTTAAGACAACAAATGCATCTAATGGCAGCAATACAGGGAGCTTCATAGCCAAATGGCGCTACAAGTTTAATTCCAACGTAAGCGCCTTAGGTGCCATTGAGATGACACTCGATAATGATACGGGCGTGGCCTATCAGGTGATTATCAGAGCGAACTATGCCGGCAAAGATGATGTCGATGTTCAAGTGTTTGCGGGATCGACATTAGTTTTCCAACAGACACTTAACCGCAGTGTTTTCAGCAACGGCCGCTATTATGAAGCCAAGCTAACAAAGCTTGGTAATACGCTCAATCTGCAGCTTGCTGGTATTGTTCAAGGCGGTATTAAACCGTCTGAAGTGGTTACCAGAAATCCACCGCTGATAATGCCACCAATCATGTTGACATCAGATGAAGCGTCGCTTCCAATCACGGGAGCGACGCTTTGGTTTCAGCGATTTGAAAACTATCCATATCCTGATATGGGCGTTTATGACATGGATATTGAATGGCTTAACGTTGATTATTGGGCTGATCTTAGTAATCGCTTTAGTGATGGAGACGTTGCAACGATTGATGTTGCTAACCGTCAAATACTGGTTAATGGTGTGATTAATGCCGATCTTCAACTCATCGATAATGACTGGAAAAAATTCAGGTTGCTTCCGGGTGACACACAGATTTTGACTCGGCGTTCTTCTTGGGCACAGCCATATGAAGTAGAAGTAGCATTTAAGGAGGCGTTTTTGTAATGGCTGATTTTTATTTTACCGACAGAAAATACAATCAGCTTGGCATTGCGTCAACTGATGAGCTTGCGTCTAGTTCAGTGATTGCTATTGATGATATTGGCGGTCAAGAAGGTGACTATCAGTCAGTTGATGGCGGCTATCGCTCCTACAGTGCAACGCTGCATTTTTCTCCAGATCAGTCGGCTCAGGTCAAAGAAATGGCTAAGGTGGGTAATTTTGTTTTGTTCAAGGGCCGTGCTGGTGAATCAGTTTGGACAACCATTCTGAGGTCCGAGCACGATCCACTAGCAGGCACAAATACGTTTGTGGCAGAGGACGCCAGCATTGATTTAATTAATGGCACTGTTGGTGCTTATGCGGCCTCAAGCGCAATGACTATCGCTCAGTATATTGAACTTTTTGCTGGTGATTCGGGATTTGTGATCGGCTACAACGAGATTCCGGATCTAACGCGGACTTTGAAGTGGGATTCAGATGATTCATCTATTCTTACCAGAATTCTGTCAGTTGCCACGCAGTTCGGTGTAGAGCTAAGCTTCCGGTTTGAAGTCAGAGGCTTGTCCGTCATCGGAAAGTATATTGATATTAGGAAACACATCGGCGGTAACAAGGGTATTTATCTGCGTGTAGACACTGACCTTAATAAGATTGTTACGACTAGTGATATTGCTGACTTGTGTACTGCTATTGCTGGTACCGGAGGTACACCAGACGGTAGTGATACTCCAATCACGCTCAAAGGATATCAATGGGTTGATCCCAATGGCCGTTATGTATTAGGCGGTGATGGCGTGTTACGAGACCCAGTAGCACTTAGAACTTGGAGTCGCTTGCTATCGAGCAGTAATCCTGATCCCGTTGACGCTCATATCACTCGCAACAAGACCTATGAAGCTACTACTCAAGCAACGCTTTTACAATCGGTTCTATCTGACTTGGAGAAGTTCAATCATCCAGCAGTCAATTACGAGGTCAACATTGCCAAGCTGCCTGATACTGTCAATATAGGCGATACTGTTTATCTGGTTGATGAAGATGAACAGCTTTTTCTTTCTGCAAGAGTCCTAGAGCTTACCTATTCATACTCAAATGAATCAGGGACGGCAACGCTTGGAGATTATTTGATTCAAGCTAGTCAAGTAAGTGCCGAATTTCGTGCTCTTGCTGAAACGCTGGCAAAACAGAATAAGGGAAAAGATGGGAAAGACGGTATTGGCATACAATCGTCGATTGTGACCTATCAGGCTGGATCGTCTGGGGTGTCTGCCCCAACGGGGACATGGTCTGATGCCGTACCGAATGTTGCAGCTAATCAATATCTGTGGTCACGAACGATCATCACCATGACTGATGGATCAAGCAGTACAACTTACAGCGTTGGCAAAATGGGAGCTAATGGCACTGATGGCATTGGACTTAAATCATCAGCAGTCACCTACCAGATTGGCACTAACGGTACCACTGCACCATCTGGTACGTGGAGTTCAACCATCCCGCCCGCATCACAAGGGACTTATTTGTGGTCGCGAACAGTAACGTTGTACACAGATGGGACACAGAACACGTCTTACAGCGTGGCCTATCAAGGTACCAATGGATCAAAAGGACCGCAAGGCGATCAAGGGTTGCCCGGCGCAAAAGGCGCTGATGGTCGTACTGCTTATGCGCATTTTGCCTACGCGAATAGTCAAGATGGCAACACCGACTTCTCAACCACTGATTCTAACCGCACGTATATTGGCTTCTACAGCGACTTTTCATCTGGTGACAGCACGAATCCAAGCGCCTATAGCTGGTCACTGATTAAGGGTGCGGACGGTGCTGATGGTAAAGATGGGGTGCCCGGCAAAGCGGGTGCCGATGGCAAAACGCCGTACTTCCATATTGCATATGCCGATAGCAGTGACGGTAAAACGAATTTCTCACTGGATACTCCCGGTTCTCGCAAGTACATTGGTAGTTATACAGACTTCACACAAGCTGATAGTACGAATCCGGCTGTTTATAGTTGGCAACTAGTACAAGGGCCAAAGGGCGATACTGGTGCGTCTGGCAAGGACGGTGTAGCTGGTAAAGATGGCGTTGGTCTTAAATCAACAGCAATTACCTATCAAGCTTCGACGTCTGGAACGACTGCACCGACGGGTGAATGGGTAGCATCTCCAACTGCGATTGCTGGTCAGTATCAGTGGACGCGAACTGTTTGGACATATACGGACGGGACAACTGAGACTGGTTATTCCGTCGGTCATATCGGCGCCGATGGTGCTACGGGTCAAGACGGTATAGCAGGTAAGGATGGTGTCGGCATCGCTGCCACCGCAGTCACCTATCAATCCTCAGCATCCGGTACGACTGCTCCAACAGGCACATGGTCGACGTCTATTCCTAGCGTTGATGCTGGCAATTATCTGTGGACTAGAACTATCTGGAGTTATACAGATGGGACTAGCGAAACTGGCTACTCGGTAGCAAAAGCTGGTGAAAAAGGCGATAAGGGCGATAAAGGTGACCAAGGGCCACAAGGGCCACAAGGACCTCAAGGTGTTCCCGGAAGCCAAAATGTGCCAATGACTTATGTACAAACGGCAACGCCTACTGGAACAATTGTAACGAATTCGTTGTGGTGGGTTGGTGCCACAATGAGCTCTGTAACTGCTTTAAAACGTTGGAATGGATCTTCATGGATTCCCGAATCAATCGCTCAGGCGGTTCTGAATATTATTGAATTAAATGCCGTTACAATTAATAGCGCGATTATCAATTCTCCTAAGATTAATGTGCCTTTCACACATGCTAGTATCGGAGGTTCAGGCATATTGTCAACGGGGAAGCTGTCTCTGAATGGCACTTCATACTCTATTGACGGAAATATTGAAGATTCAAATGGTAATCCAAATGGTCAAAATTACCATACTGAGTTAAACCCTGATGGCTTACTGTCATATTTAACACAAACTGATGGTACAACGCAGATGGATACTAGCAGAATCTCAATGGGTACTCTTGAGTTGACACACTTAGTTAGTGGACTGGGAACAAGTGCAACCTATATCACAAGTAGCCTTAATGCAGAAAAAATCTATCAATTGAATAACGTCTCAAACCCTTTGTGGGAAGGTGTCTCACTTATGGGTTGGTCAGGTAATGCCCAGTCTGTAACCCCTTCAAAAAAGATTACGGATTGTCTGAACGGCTGGAAACTAGTATGGGGTGCATATTCAAATGGAGCATTTACGGGTACAGGTATCAGCGAAAGCGAAATCTCAAAAACTAGTGTGCTTAAATATCCAGGAGCTGGTCGAATTATACCCATCATGAATTATGCCAATGCTAATTGTTCGAAGTACGTTTATGCATTCACCGACCACATTGCTGGTAACACGAAGAATTCGGATGGTGCTGCCGGAAGCGTTGTATTGATTGGTATTTATGAATATTAGGAGTGGTAAATATGAAAGTAAGACTTGATACACAAGCCGACGGCTTCATTTATGCATGGGGGACCGACTACACAAGCGATAATGTGGTTGATATAGACGAGAATGAACTCAAAAAGATTGTCGCAGGTGCTTCTAAGCTCGTTGACGGCAAAATTGTTGTCGATCAGCAGCGAGTTACTGATCTTTATCCGGCTGATGCAATGCCAACACCGACACCTGAACAGCAGATGATCGCTGCATTGTATGCCCGCGTGACAAAGATTGAGGATGGTGGAAAAAAATGAGTGACTTTGAATTTTGCAGTATGCTCCATTCTTGGGGGTGCCCGATAGAGCAGTACGTGGGGCGGCAAATAACGGAGGACCAATACAAACAAATTACAGGCAGTGACTATGTCGCCAGCAAAAGCTAGCGGCTATTTTTGTGGAAGGAAGTATAAAGATGTGGATTTCAAGAGTTGGATAGATATGTTTGTGGAGTTGGGTGGTGGAGCTTTGTTTGGTTGGTTTGCAAGCCAATGGCGCATGCATCGAAAGCATGGAAAGGCAATTGATTCAGGCCTTGTCGGTTTGCTTCATCATGAGGTTTACATGCTGTGTAACCATCATATCGAGGTTGGGTATATCAGCACGGACGACTTGGACGATCTTAATTACCTTTTCCGCAGCTACAAAGCACTGGGCGGTAACGGAACGGGCGAAGCGCTATATAACAAAGTTTTGCAACTTCGGATTAAAAACTGAAAGGAATGTTCATTATGAAGATTAATTGGAAAGTACGAGTATTAAGCGTCAAATTCTGGCTGGCATTAGTGCCGGCAGCTTTGTTGGTTGTACAAACAGCGGCAGCGGTTTTCGGTTACAACTGGGATTTTGCCAACTTGGGCAAGGAGCTCACCGCAGTGATCAATGCAGTATTTGCACTGTTGACCATTGTGGGGGTTGCCGTTGACCCAACCACAGAGGGCGTCAGCGACAGCCAACAGGCGTTAGCTTACCCGGCACTCATTACCACCAAGGCAGCTAAGATCAAGTCCTTAGAGGACCAGATTAAGGCACTGCAAGCGGATAAAGAGGCTGACCAGGTAACTGCTGCTAGTGAAGTGGTTCCAGAGACGTCTTCTGCAGCACCGGCGGAGTCAGCTCCGGCATCTGTTGCTCCACAGCGATAAGGAGGGCACCATGAAATTTAAAACTAAACTCATCACCTTGGTAGTCGCCTTTTTGGCGGCTATTTCTTTTGCCTTGCCATCGCAGGTGAATGCGGCCAAGGGTGATCAGGGTGTCGACTGGAGCCGGTACCAAGGAGATAACGGTGTCTTTGGTTATTCCACTGACAAGTTCGGGATCTCTCAAATCGGTGGCTATAGCGGCTACAGCACGTACGAGCAAACCACGTACAAGACACAGGTTGCATCGTTGATTGCCGCTGGCAAGCGAGCACACACCTATATCTGGTGGCAGAATATCGACAACACGAATTTGGCCAAGCAAGTGCTAGATCATTTCTTGCCAGAGATTCAGACACCAAAAGGGTCGATTGTTGCGCTTGACTATGAAGCCGGATCGACCAACACGGCAACTTTGCTGTGGGCACTCGACTATATCCGCGAAGCTGGCTACACACCAATGCTGTACGGATATAAGAGCTTCTTGATGAGTCACATCGACTTGTCACAGATTGCCAGCCGCTATCAGTTATGGCTTGCGGAATATCCTGACTACAATGTCACCACCGTGCCGAACTACGGATACTTCCCCAGTTTTGATAATGTAGGTATCTTCCAGTTCACGTCAACTTATCGCGCTGGTGGTCTTGATGGCAACGTTGATCTAACCGGCATCACTGATTCAGGCTACAACGGTAGCAAGACAACTGACAGCGGTAAGACCTATGTCCACCCATCAACCAATACACCGGCAACCAACGCCGGTCAGCAAGCCAACAACACTACGCTCAGCCAGATCAAAGTTGGTGATAGTGTTAAGGTAAACTTCGGCACAACTCGTTGGGCGAACGGTGTCGCAATGCCTAGCTGGGTTCAGGGCAAGACGTACACTGTTCAGCAAGTGTCTGGATCTAACGTGTTGCTTGGTGGCATCATGAGCTGGATTAACCGAAGTAATGTTGAGTTGCTGACAACGACCAACGTTCCGTCAGTAAACTCGGGCTCAACCTACACGGTTCAGTCGGGTGATAGTTGGTGGTGGATTGCTTACAAGTATGGCATGAACATGTATACTTTGGCTTCTAGCAACGGCAAGACCATCAGCAGTGTCATTCACCCCGGAGACGTTCTCCGAGTATCTGGTGCAAGCTATTCAAGCCACACGTATTATACAGTCCGCTCTGGTGACAGCTTCTGGAGCATCGCTTATAAGTATGGCATCAGCATGTACACGTTAGCCGCTAACAACGGCAAGTCAATCTACAGTCTGATCTATCCGGGCGAAAGCCTGTACATCCGGTAA